CAACAACAACTTGATAGTACTCCACCATTACAAATATTACCACAACCAAAAGATGAACAAAATTTAGCAGGTTACTCAATGAATGCTACTGGTCAAATTGTAATTCTTCCTGAAGGATTCCGTACACATGGAACTCATTCTCATGAATTATCTCATTCTTCTGATAGACCAGTTAGAGGTAAGAGAAGCAGATTAATTCCACAGAGAGATGTTGATTATATAAATAAAAATAAAGCAAAAACTATTGCAGATAGTAGGGCATATCATAACTATAAAGATGAGTATGACTCTATATTTAAAGAATACCCTGAATATAAACAACAAGTAGATGATAGTTTTAGAGAGTTTTCATCAGATTATGTAGGTGAACCAACTGAAGTAAGAGCAAGACTCAATGCAATTAGACAACTTGCAAAAGAAGCTAACTTATACGATCCCTTTACTGAAGGAGTTTCTCCAGACTTATACTATAAAAAGTTAAAGAACTACCAGTATGAGAAAAGAGATAAATCAGGGTTTGATCCAATGAAACAACTCCAAGACACATTTAGTGATGAAGAGATTATTTGGATGTTAAATAATGTATCTAAGAATCAAGATCAGAACACAGAACTAGATGTTGCACAAGAAGGTGGTGAACCAAATTCAAAAACTACTTTTTATACAGTAGAAGGTAGTGATGGTGTCTATAGAAAAGTAAATGGTAGATGGGAAGTAGACTGGAATAGATCTGGAAAGTTTCAACCTTTATCAAAAGGTGATGTAAAAAAGAGAGCAGCTGTACTAGATAAGAAAGCTAAACCATTATATGATGCTACATATGATGACCTATATGCAACTCAGAGAAGTTCCTATACGGCTGCACCAAAACCTACACCAGCTAAAAAACCTACTGCTCAGAATAAAGCAGCACAAGAAAAGTTTGATAAATCTTTTGCAGTTACTGATAAGAGTAAGATGGAAGTTGTAGAGGATAAGATACAAAAAGGTATAGATGACTATGCAAAATACCATCAAGAAAAAACCGGTAAACCACTAACTCAAGAAGAATATAATGATGCTTACAAAGATATCTATAATAGAGCTTATGTAAATGCTGGAGTATATAAGCCTACTATGAGTGGGCCTACTATTAATCCATATGGAACTACTGCAGAGAGAAAGAACTTAGTTTCATTAGATCCTGGAAATGCTCCGAAGAATCTAACCTTGGGTGACTATGTAGAGAAAGGTTGGGATGTAGTAACTAATCCGCTTGACTATGCATCATATGCATTAAGACCAAAGGGTACAGTTACTACTCCATGGAATATGACTAACTATGAGAATAGATTAGAAGCTGCTGGACTTGAAGATCCAGTTACAGCAAACAATAATGTAAATAAAGCTCTTGACTTTGCATCATACTTTATAGGTCCAGGAATGGTTGCTCAAGGACTAAAGATGGTCCCTGGTACAGTAAACAGTATTGGTAGAGCATTTGAAGATCCTTCTTGGGAAAATGCAGGTGATGCTTTGTATAATACAGGTATGGCAGCTTTATCTATTGCTCCTGGATTTGGTATGGCTAAAAATCTTGCTAAACCTGCAGCAACACTTGATGATCTAAGAGCTATTGAAGCTCTAAGAGGTAATACAGCAACTACTCCATTCCAAAGTTATTTTCTTACTGGTGATAGAGCACTAGGTGCTTCAGAAGCAGCTGTACAGCAAGCAGGGGCTCTACGTAGATTTACTGGACAACAACCACTTGAACTACCTGTAGGACAATCTGAATGGTTTAATCCAAAAAATAAAGAGCTTTATGATAAGTTACAGCAAGAACTTGCACAGCAAAAAGCAGCATCTGAAGCATTATCAGGTTTTGGTGGAAAAGAAGCTTTAGATAAAATTGATAAGTCTAAAGTAACTAATGAAGCTTTTAAGAAACTCATCATGGGTGATGATCTCAAGTTTAAGATAGATGACTTTCCAGATACACCAAGAATACCAGTTAGATATGCTGGTCTAGAACAAATTAGACCTGGAGGTAACCGTATATTATTAAATGCAGTTCCAGAAACACCAACACCAAGTCTTAGACTTCCAAGAGGAACTGCACAACAGAATGCATTATCAGATTTAGAAAGTCTTAGAAAACAAACCATAATGGGTCAAGATGAAGCATTCCTTACATTTAATGACTTGCAAGAACAAAAATTAAAAGATCTTAATACTCCAGAAGGAAGACGTAGAATTCAAGAATTCATTGATGATAACAATTTAAGAGGATCATATGATGAGGGCAATTATTTTCAACTAGCAGATGAATATGTAACAAAACTTCCAGAAATAATTAAAAATTCAGATGCTAATGAAATTAATAGTATAATTGAGAGAGTTAAAAATTATCAAAATGACAGAGGACTTATGGGCACTAGAAGTGCTAAGAATTCTGGACTAGGGTCATGGGATGAATTAACTGCCGCAGATCTTGAAAGAGTAGTTAATCCTACTGGTATTAATGATATGATATTAAAGCAAACTATATCAGGTTCTCTTGCTAAAACAGATCCAAGAAATACAGAGGGTTTTACAAAACTTACAGTTGATGACTATATTCAACGTATTGAAGAAACTAAGTATGATGACATGTTCCTGCAAATTTCAGGTGAAGAAATGCGTGTTAAAAACATAGAGAAAAGTTTAAAAGATAAGGTTAATGAAAGGAACCAATTAAGAAGAGAATATGATGCGGGTAATATATCTCAAGCAGATTATAAGAAAACTCAAAGAGTACTTAATCAAGATGTTTTAGATTTAGAATTACAATTAAAAAATGCTGAAGCTACTTTAAAAAATTTAACTCAGTACTTAAATAGAAGTAATGCAAATGCAGATTTAGAGGAAAACTCAATAAATATTGGTAACCTATATACAAGTATTGGAAACTTACAACCAACTATGTATCATGAATTTGGACATATAACAGAAGGTTCATTCATACCACTTGGTTCAAATTCAGCAATTGATAGAGATCTAATTACTAATATTGATTTCTTAGATGAAGCACCAGAATATCTATTTCAGTCTATTAATCCAGATAAAGTACTATCTGAAACAGCCCCATATAATCTTACTCGTCAAGGAATAGAAAAGTATAAAGATCCTGATGGATACTTTAATAGTTCAAAAGAATATTTCTTAGAAGGAGGTAATGGTCATTTTAGTACAAGTATGGAACCAGCTGCCTTTGCAGTTGAATTACGTCCTGCTCTAAAAAGAATTGGGTTAATTAAAAATGATTTTGATAAAGTTACACCAGAGATGTTGAAAAAACTTTATGAAGCATACACATCTAATCCAGAATTCAAATTCTTAGATCTTAGGATCTTTGACATTATGAAGCCTACTGAAAAATCATTTAAGACTCTTTCTAAAAATCTTAATAAGATTAAGGGTATTGCACCATATGCCATACCTGTTGGTCTTGGTGTTGGAGCTACTGGTCTTGCTGGTCAAGAAGAAATGCAGCAAGATATGGAATACCAAGATGGTGGTATTATAATGGAACTAACAGATGATGAAATACAACAATATGCTAATGGTGGATTTGTAGTAGAAGAATTAGACTATAAACCAGATGCTGGTAAACCTATAAATAAAAAAACTACTACATCAAATGTAGGATATACTCCAAAAACTATTTCTACACCAAAAGTTAGTACTGCTCCAAAAATTAATCTTAATACTGAGGGACTATCTTATAAACCTACAGCATCTGTAAAAACTCAAAATGTAAATCCTAAGCCTACAGTTAATCCAAAACCACAAGAGACTGCTAAACCAAAACCAAAACCAGTTCCTGAGATCACTGTAGATAGTATGTCTACTATATTAAACAAATATGATATTGGTAATTCATCACCTGTTATGACTGTTGATAGTTTTCAAACTATTATTAATAAACAAGAACAGGAGAGAATAGCTAAGGCTGAGAAACTTAGAAAACAGATTGAAGCTAGTCAGAAAAAAATAGAAAAAGAAAGCAAACCATCTTATAAATATCCTGAAGTATTTGTTGAAGGAATGCCAAATATTAGAACTACTCAAAGCCAAAGCTTTATTCAGGGTCGTCCTTTAAAAAATGAAGTAAAGAAAGTAGTTCTTCACCATACAGGATCTACAGATGAAAAGAACAATAGTAAGTATGTACACAACCACTTTATGAATCCTGAAAGTGAAACATCTGCACATATTGTAATTGAAGAAGATGGACAAAGAACTATCTATGCATCTCCAGACCAAGTAACTTTTCATGCTGGAAAATCATCATGGGATGGTAGAAGTAATGTAAATGACTTTGGTATTGGTGTTGAGTTCCAAGGAGACACAAATGTTAAACCACTAACAAGTGCTCAAATTAAATCATTTGTAGAGTACTTTGACCAACTTGCTAAGCAGTATAATGTGAGTACTGAAGATATTATTACTCATGCTATGATTGCACCAGGTAGAAAACCTGATATAACTGATAGTGAGTACAGAAGAATTCTCAAGTACTTAAAGAGTAGAGGATATAAGTAAACTAAATAAGTTTACAGTTTAAATTTTAATTTACTATATTTAGTATATACACTGTGTAATGAAGAAGAAAGTAAGAATCTATAAGGCTCCAGATGGAAAAGGGAAGTATGTAAATAAGACTTCTAAGTTTCTAGCTAAAGCACAAATGGGTGGAACTCCGGATCCATCAATGTTAGCATATCCTGGAGCACAGCCTGCTCAAGAGCAAGATCCAACAAACCAAATAATTCAGTATATTGTTAATGATATTACTAATCAAGTAGAAAAAGAAAAGACAATATTCAAGTTGATAAATATCATGGGTCTTCCTGTTGATGCAGCTACACAATTATACTCAGTTGTTGCTGAAAAAATTACGGAAGATATTGAAAAAGCAGATGATGCTGTATATGAAGAAGAGACTGGTCAACCAAGAAAGAAAGAAAATCCTCTTACTAAAGATGCAGTAATTACTCAAAGACCAGAAGAAGATGATCAGGACTTTGACTATGATCTTTATAGTACAACTGGTAGAGATATTGCAATGGAAGAATCTAATGAACCAGATATTCTTGATGAAGCATTAGATCCACTTGCTGAACAGAGATACGGTGGTATTACAAGATCATATCAATACGGTGGGACATATGAGAATGCTCTCCCAGATACAGAAACTTATGAGTCACTTGTAGAACCAATGACTGGATATGATATGATTTCACAAATGGCATGGAGCTCTGAAACAGAAGATGAAGAATCTCCTTATTATGGAAACTATGCTAATACAACCTTAGACTATTCTAAACTACAGAATGGTGGTGCTTATAAAAAAGCAAAGAAAAAGTATGTAAATTCTGTAATGAATCTTCTCAAGAAACAAATGGGAGGAGATAATGGTAGTGAAGTAGATCCAAATCAAGGTGATCCTACTGGTGCAAACTTTAGAGAGGGTAAACTAAAAATGTTTACAAACTCATTAAAGAATAATGCTCAAATGATTGCAATGCAAAATCAGGTTGAACAGCAGTATGATCAGATGATGCAAGAAGGTGGTACTCCAATGCAAGAATCTGGTATTCCAATGCCAGAACAAGATGTTGAGAATCCAATGCATCACTTAAACCTATATTCTCAGACTACTAGTGGAATCTTTGGTAATCCAATGAATGAAACAGTCAAAGCACAGTTTGGACTTAATATTGGTCGCCACAATGAATCAGACATACCAAGAGGTTTTTATAGAAGAACTATGAGAAGATTTGGTAATATTCCAAATCTTAGAGAAGTTGATGTAAGAAAGTCTGGATTATTTGGACCAAAGCAATATACTATGTACTTTGACCCACTACCACTACAACAGTTAAATAACCCTATAGCTGCTACTCAATATGGTTATGGTAGTAATTCAACTAAGATGGTTACTAAAACACCTGCAAAAGTTGTTTATAAGAATGCAATCATTAAGGATGTTAATAACCAAACATTAAAAGAAGTTGAAGGTAATACTCCAGATAATAAAGCTACGGAACAAGATCAAAATCAAGAAGTGAAGAGCCAAGTTCCTGTAGCTACTCAATCTCAAGTACAGAGAATTCCAACTAGTTCTTCTTCTGGTTCAGGCAGTTCTGCTACTCCTGTTGTTACAGAACGTATAGATGCATGGGGTCGTGCCCCTGGTGATAGATGGTATGGGTTTGATGAAACTAAGAAAATATTCACTGAAGCAAGTGCTTATCAACCAACTTCAGCAGCAACAAGATTATATGCAGCAGCTAATCCAGAAGGTGTATACTATAAAGAAGATGGTAGATACTATAAACAAGTAGGTGATAACTATTTTGAAATTGCAGATCCTGCTAGGATTAAACAACTTAAAGAAAGTCAAGTACTCAATTACCAAAAAATACCTGGTGTTGGTACAACATATTCAAAAGATGCTTTTGGTAATTGGGTTTATTATGATGAGAAGGCTGGAAAGTTTAGACCTTCTACTGATAAAGCTAGACTGGAAGCACTAGAAGCTGGTAGAGCTAGATCTGCTGCATTTGGTACTCTAAAAGATAAACCAGGATACTACTATAGAATTGCAAATGATGGATCATTTATTAAGTTTAAAGGTGATCCTGCAAAGCATACAAAGTCTAAACAACCTATTGCTACAATTAAAAAAGGTGACAAAGAATATAACTATGTTGCTAAGAACATAAAAGTAAGTGAAACTTTACTACCTGCGGTAGCTCCTATGGGAAATAACATGGAGCAATTTAATGAAAAACTTAAAGCAGCTAAAGTAATGCAGTATGGTGGTGGTATTGAGAATCCATTTGCTAATCCTCTTGAACCATTGCAAAAGTTTGTAGGTGGTGGATATGATCCTTCAATTCCAGATCTTACAGAAGATAATATTCAGTATGTAAATTCAAAGGATATGAGTGATCCTTATTTCCAAGGAGGTGGTCTTATCAAATCTCTTATACCAGCTAACTTAGTTAGAAGTGGTAGTAATGATGTAGTACAAAGAATATACAATCCTGTAACCGGTGAAACATATTCTCAAGCACCAGCAACTTCAGCAAGACAAATTGCTGCTATTGATGTTAAGAGAAGAGGAATAACTGGTAGACCAAAGAAGTATACTGTTTATTATGGTGCACCTGGTAGTATGCCACCAAGAGACACTAAAGAACAAGATGTCAAACAAAAAGATGGTGCTAAGAAAGAAGTTAAAACAGATGAGGCTGCATTAGCAAGACAAACAGCACTAGAGAATGCTGGTTATGGTCAAAGAACTGATGTCTCTGGTCTTAAAGCTAAATCTAAAAGAGCTATCAGACAGGGAGAAAGAAAGAGAGATAGAGACCTTGAAAAACTTTATGAAGTAGATCCTACCAGTGTAGAGTTTGACCCAATCAATATAGATGCTCCGTTTGATAGAACTGCATCTAACAACAGTACATATTATCTTCCTGATCTAACTGAAACAACAGCAGAAGAAGACTTTGCAGTATGGGGTAGACCAAAAGATGCAATGGAACAAACAAACGCACTTATACTCCCAGAAGGTGAAGTTGATGAATCTGGATTTGGTCAATTAAGACAAATGACAACAGACTTTGGTCCTATGTCAATGGAAGGTCCGCTTGCAACTGAAGAGGATGAGATCACTCCATTTGAGCAAGAATACATGCAGGGTTATGAACCAACTATTACGCAAGAAATGTTGGATGATGCTGCACAGTTACAGTTACCCACTCCAATGACAAACATGGGAGCATGGTCCGGAATGGACTATCCTGCAGAAATTATTCAACCTGGTGTGAATCCATTTGATTTACCTGTGTCTGGTGGGGAAGATTATTATCCTCCATTTGCACAACCTGTTGCAAAACCTATTACACAACCTGTTACACAACCCATAAAACCTAAGCAAAATAAAACACAGACTCTTGATGAATGGAGAGCTAGTGAAAGAAAACGTAGTAACTATGGTAAGACCTATACCTATAAGCCTAATATGACAGGTATGGAAAAAGATCCTGATTATAATAGAGCAATGCAAAGTGCACGTAAAGATGGTGTTGTAACTAATCAAGAAGCAGAGAATGCTACAAGACTTTATAAACAAAAACAAGCTGAACAAGAAAAAGCTAAAATTGCTGCTCAAGCACAAAGAACTATAGATCAAATCATGAGTACTTCAGCATCAGCTGCTGAAAAAAATAAAGCTAAAGAAAAGGTTATCCTACAAATGCAACAAAGATGGGATATCATTGACAGAGCTGTAAACAGTAAAAAATATGGTGGGGATCTAAGAAGATTTGTTGGTGGTGGGAATCAACCATTTACAGGTGAAAATCCTGTAGCATATACTAATAATCCAGCAATACAAGGTGCACAGGGTCAAATTAACTGGAACCAAATGTCATCTCCAGGTCTTGTTACACAAATGAATACTGATGGAACTAAATCTTATGGTGTTGATGCAACCTATAAAGGTCTTCAACCATATGATAACATGGAGAGAATGGAGAAGATGCCAACTCTTTCTGCATCAGCTGGTCTTAGAGGTTTTGCAAAAGGTACGGATCAACTTGCTGGAGTTAACACTCCATTAGCTGTTGATGTTAAAAACAAACTTACACAGGGTGAAAGAGAAGCTAGATTAATAGCTGGTAATGCTTTATTACGTGGTGTTGCTGGATATAAGAATAGACTAGATGACACTAAACAAATGGAAGGCTTCTTTGACAACTTTACTGCTGATAATCTCTATGCTTCTGATCCAAGTCGTGACAGAGGAGACTATGCTGAATCTGGACTATACAGACCAGATGAACAAGGTCAAACATGGTACGGTAGATCTGCACAAATGGGTGGTTATATAGATGATGACTTTGAAGATGGAGAAGAAGTTTATATGACAGATGATGAGATCAAACAGTACATGGCAAACGGTGGCCAAATAGAATTTATTTAATTTTATATCATGTTAAGAAAAGTAAGAATAGTTAAGTCTACTCCAAAGGCACGTACCGGGTATCAAGTACAAGGTTCACTTGCCAATGATGTTCCTGCATTTGGTGGAGCAGATTATAATGCATATATAGGTGCATCAAAACCTGAGGTGTCTAAGACAATGAAAGCTGTCCCTAGACAGATAGCTAACTTAGAAGCGGAAGGTGGAGAGACTGTAGTAGGAAATCTAGATGGTAGTAAGATGCCATCTTTTAAGACTATTGTAGGACCTAGACATAGCAATGGTGGTGTACCACTATTATTACCTGAAGATAGTTTTATCTTTAGTGATACTAAAGCAATGAAGATTGCTGATCCTAAGATGCTAGACATGTTTGGAGTAAAGCCTAAGAAAGGTGGTTATACTCCGGCAGAACTATCTAAGAAATATGATATAAATAACTACAGAAAAATCTTACAAGATCCTAACTCTGATAAGATTGCTAGAACTACTGCAGAGATCATGATTAAAAATTATGTCATGAAACTTGGTGCACTTGCTCTAGCACAAGAATCTAAGAAAGCATTTCCACAAGGTATTCCATTAATTGCAAGACCTTACATGGAAGCAATGGGTTTAAGAGATGAAGATCTAATTCCTGAACTTGCTATGCAGCAAGAACAGCAAATGCCACAACAAGAGGTAGAAGAAGTAGAAGAAGAGTTTCCACAACAAATGCCTGATGGTCAACCTATTGCGCAACCACAACCAATGCCTCAACAAATGCCAGAACCTGGTATGGCACCAATGGCACAATATGGTATGAGTATGGGTGGTTATGATATGCCATTCTATGATATACCAGAAGCAGAATACGGTATGCCAATGGGTACAGGAATGTCTCAAAACTATATGGGTAATTCTAGGTTTGCACGTGGTGGAAATCTTCCTATTGCCCAAGATGGTGATGAAACAATTAGTGGTATTACTGCAAAACCTGTTGAACAATTTTCACAGGGTGAAGGTTGGACAAAAGGTAAAACTGAACAAAGTGGTTACGATGCACAGTATAGAAGAAAACAAGGTGAAGCTGTAAGATATCATAGTGGTTCCAGAATGGGAACTGAAGAATCAGTTGCACAAGGTATTTGTGCTAAAATAAACAAATCAGGTAATGTAGAAGAAGCTATACTACAAGCTTTTCCAGCATATCTAAAAGGTAAACGACCAGGTATGCCTGGTTATGAAGAAGCTATGAAAGCTGCAGTTGCTAGACTTTCTGCTAATCCACGTTATGCAGATTGTATAAAAGCTTCTGAAAGAAAATTCCAAGAAGCTGAATATGTAAAAAAAGATGAACCACCACAAGAGGATTGTCCATGTTTAGATAAAGATGGTAAAGCAATTCCTGGAGTATTTGCAAAAAAAGATAAAGATGGTAACTGTCTAAAAGAAACGTGTGAATCTTCTTGTGAATGTAAGAAAGCAGATGGTACTACATATACTGTAGAAAAAAATCCAGATGGTAGCTGTAAAGACTGTGAAGAAGAAGGAGGAGGCGGTGAAGACATGGATCTTAAAACACAACCAAGAGAAGCAGAATGGTGGTTACAAGATACAGTAAATGCTGCTGGTGCTTTTGGTGATCTTATGGGTATTAGAAAAAGAATGCCTTGGGAACCAAGAGTGGATCTTGAAGAACCAAGACCTACATTCTTAGATCCAACTAGAGAACTTGCTGCACAATCAGAGCAAGCTAATATTGCTGCTCAAGCTTCTGCACAATTTGCAGGTCCACAAGCACTTGGTGCAAGACTTTCTGCTATTCAGGGACAAGGTGCTGCACAAGCTGCAAACACTTTATCTCAAATTAATAACCAGAATGTAAATATTGCAAATCAGTTTGAGGGACAACAAGTTGGTATTAGAAACCAAGAGCAGTTGATGAATCAACAACTTGCTAGTAGATTGTATGATAAGAATACAATTGCAGATCAGCAGTTCCAAAATGCTAAGAGAGCAGGAAGAGCAAACATGGCTCAAGCTTACAATACAGCAGTTACTAATAAATGGAAGACAGATGCATTAAACCAAATGTATGAAGACTATCAGGTGGGTCCTGCTTCTGGTGGTAGAGTTGAATTCAGAGGTCAACCAAAAGATGCTGTTGCAACTAAACCAAAAATGACAGTAGAAGAATATGTAAAAGCACATCGGGGTGAAGATCCACGTGTACTTGATAGAATGCTACAATTAGAATTTGGTCAAAAGTATGGTGGTGCAACTATGTTCCGTAATGGAGGCTATACTTATGCAGTATTTCCTTATGGTGATTACTAGCACTAAACTTTTTAAGTTTATTAAACTTAAAAAATTTTGATATTTTTATAATATAAAGAAATTAATATGGCAACCTACTTACAGGGAGTTACAGATTTTATACCACAGTTTCAGCCTTTTCAGCCTGACTTTAACTTCTATGGTAATGTTTTACAGACAAAACAAACTCAGTATGACAATAACTGGAAGGCTCTTAACAACATGTACAGTAAGTACTATTATACAGAACTTACTCGTGATAAAAATATTCAAGCAAGAGATGCATTTATCAAAGATGCTCAGTTTAATCTAAAGAGAATATCTCAATTAGATCTTTCTCTTGAACAGAATGTAAGACAGGCTACTCAAATATTTAGACCATTCTATGAGAATAAAGATCTTATGAAAGATATGGCCTGGACTAAAACTAAAAACTCTGAGTTAGCTTCTGCTGATAGTTTTAGAACATCACTAGATCCCGAAATGAATAAGAAGTACTGGGATGTAGGTGTACAAGATATTATGTACAAAACTGAGGAGTTTAAGAATGCAACAGATGAAGAAGCACTTACATTTGATAATGTAAAGTATACACCCAATGTAGATATTATGGGTAGAGCTCAAGAGATTGCAAAAGAGTTTGGTGATGTACAATCTGTTACAATCAGTAATAACAATAGATGGGTTATTAAAACCAGAAATGGTGAACAACTAGAAGAACCTTTACAAAAGTTATTTGAGGCTAGACTAGGTAGTGATCCAACTATACAAGCATATTTTAAAACACAAGCATATGTAGATAGAAAGAACTATGCTGAAGTAAATGCTGCACAGTTTAATGGGGATAAGAATGCTGCTGAGATGAAATACCTTCAAGATAAATTTAATATCATGAAAGTACAGAATCAAGCTGCATATAAACAGCTACAAGAACAAAAGGTAGTCTATGATAATAAGATAAAAGATATCAAAGCTCAGATTGATGCTGGTAATAAAGATCCAAGATTACAAAAGCAACTTGATCAGTATGTAATGAATCAAGAAATTAATGATCAGGTTCTTGAAAGAGCTAGAAAAGAAAATGATCTAATGAATACTAACCAAGGTACTGATGCTAATAATCCTTATGGAGATCTTAGATCATTTAGATACAAGGTAGATTCTGGTGTAGCTGCATCCTTAATGGGTAAAAAACTTGGTGAAGCAGCGCATGTATATGCTTATAGAAATTACTTACAAGATATGGATGCAAATCCTTATCAAGTAAATAATGAAAAGCATGCAATGGACATGGCTTTAATGAATCAGAGATATAAGAATGAAGCAGCTCTTGCTGAATATAAGGCTTCATTAAAAGAAAAACTTGATGATAGAAAGTATAAACTTGAGGCTGGTACACATTACTTAAATGAGAAAGGTGAGCTAGTAGAAAAATTTGATCAGGCCCATTTCTTTACAGAACTTCTTGATGCTGGTACTGCAACTGAAAAAACAAACCTAAGAGCAGAAGCTGAAGCAGTACAGCAAAGATATACACAGAACTTTGCTGTACCTTATTTTAATACAATGATGAGAGTGTTAACTGAAGCAACTGATCCAAGTACTGGAACTAAGTTGACTCAGAAACAAATTAACTATATCATCAACGGTAATGAAAATAAATATGCTGATCTAAATAAATGGGCAAAACAAATCCAAACAAATCCTAATTCATTCTTAACAGATAGAGTTGGTACTGAATGGATGAAAGCTATTAATACTAGATTTAACACATTTGTTCAAGAAAATTCTGAGCTGAGTAGTATTAAGAACAAACAAACTGATCTAGTCAATTCATCAACTAAATTTAATGATTACTTACTGTTCTTAGGAGAGAGTAAGAAATTTGAAAAAAATCTAACTACTGGAGTAGAAAAAGAACTAAAAAAACAAGGATATAGAGGAGCAGAATTTTTGTATGATGATAACGGTAATAGAAGAACTGAAGCTGAATACTATAGACTTGTTCAACAAAAGTTTGGTAAAACCTGGGAAAAAGGAGAACAAACCGGAAGCACTGGTGCCACCGGAAGCTTAGGATCTCAAGGAGGAAGTGCTTTATTTGCATATTATTCTGGAAGAAAAGAAGGATTGGATAAAGTACAAATACCAAAAGAATATAGTTATGGTGCTATGATTTCTGCTGCATCTAAAATTGTAGGTGATGGTAAACTAGTCTCAAACATAACTGGTAGACAAACTGTACCGGGACTTGAAAAAATATCTGATGGTACAGGTACATTTGGTAAGGCACAATTTACTGTAGTCAATCCAAAAAGTACATGGGGTCAGTATCACTATGGTCAAGTACTAAGAGATATTAGAAATCAAGATCTTGGTGCTAGTGGTGTAACATTGAGTGTTGGAGGTATTGATCAAACTGGTGCAAAGAATAAGATATCTGATGAAACTACAAGAGCAATCTTAGCTGAGTTACAAAGATCAATGGATGCAGCACCTAAAGGGTTTAACTTTAGACTTGGAACAGCACCTATTGCACTAAATAATGCTGGCAAATCTGCATATATCTTTCAGTTACCTACGGAGTTGGTTGCAAAACTTACTGGTAAACTCAATGATGATGGTCAATTAACAGGTGGTTTACTCACACCTGGGCAGGCTACAGCACTACAAAAGAATGGTCTATCTATTATTATGGATAGAAAAGCATTTAATAGTGATATGTACAATAGTATGTTTATTGACCCGCTTGCAGCATATATTGATAGAGATAACCCATACAAATGGGTAGACCCTGTAGATAGTAGATACAATATAGAAATAACTCAATCAGCTATAGGTGGTGAAGGTAGTTATCAAATGGACTATAACTTCCCTGTCTTTGATCAAGAAACTAATCAATGGAAGCAAGTTGGTTTTACTACTATTGCAGATAATGCAAAACAAAATTTAAGTGAACTTAGGGATAAAACTATAAATGGGTTTAACCAAACAAAACAAGTAAATAATCAACTAGTAAATGGCTACTGAAAATAATACTGAAGGGTTTAGCTCTTTAGATCCTCTAGGTCCAAGTTATGGAGATTTAAACCTTCCAAACACTCCACAGGCTATGCTTCCTTTTGAGGGAGACAGAATAAAAATGCCTGAGATAAATTTTCCTGGCCCAAATTCTTTTACTCCTGTTATACCTCAGTTTGATGGATTAAACCAAGAGCAACTTAATGTAAAGAGAAATGTTGTTGGTAATTCTCCTCAAAAACCAGGAACACCAAAAGGTACATCTACAAAAGATATCATTGCAGGTATTGGAGATTATATTCATAGCTCTATTAAAGCAAGCCAAGATCAGAACACATATTCAAGAATTTACCAATATGATTCAGGATCTAAGGGTAGTGCATATTATAAAAGATACGCTGCATATGGTCAGGAAACATTTGATAAAATTGGTTTCACACCATTAAGAGATAATGAAGCTAGTTTTAATGCTGGTACTACAGGTTGGGATGACTTCCAAAGAATGCTAAACTATTCTTTTCTACCACTAGTTGGTATGGGTCTTACAGCAGGGCCGAAGAGTTTAATGAAGGCACTCCAGGGAGATTTCTCTGGAGATACAGAAGAAGCTAGAGCCTATGAAGAAGCAACTGGAATAGGTTATTCTTCTAAGGGTGGTGTAGGATCATTTTTCAATAATGCCCTAATGAACTTTGGTTATACTGCAGGTATTATTGGTGAAGTAATGGCTGAAGAACTTGTACTTGGAGCTTTAACTTCTGTATCTGGTGGTCTTACAGGATCAGTAGCAGCAGGTAGAACTGCAGCCAACCTCTCAAGAATTGGTAAAGGTTTCTCTCAAGCATTCTATATGGACAGAGCAGCTAATGTTCTTAGTAAAGGTATAGCAAGTTTAAAGAGTACTCAAGCTGCAAGAAGCTTTTGGAAAGCTGCAAATACTCCTATGGGTAGATTCTTTAATCCACTTACTAACACATTTGAAGCTGTCAATAATGTATCTAAGATAAGTAAGTTTGATAACCTAACAGGTCTAGCAAAACTATCTAAAACTGCTGGGGGATTCTATGCAGATGTAAGGAATCTTAATGCTGCACTATCAGAAGGTAGACTTGAAGGTGGTCTTGTAGAGAATAATGTATATGATAGACTCTACAATGAATACTATGAAAAGAATGGTAAAGCTCCAACAGATCAAGAAGATTATGACATGCGCAAGACAGCCAAGGAGGCTTCCATAGAAACTATTAAGTGGAACACCGGGCTAGTTTACTTTTCAAATAACTTAACCTTTGGAAATATTCTAAAACCAAAAGGTGGTATGGGTAGGCTTATGCAAGGTAAGACTGAAGAGTTAATGCGCACAGCAGAAGGAAGAGTTGTAGCTGAGTCAACTAAAATTGCAGGAGGTAAAGCTATTCAGGTTGAGGCTAAGTATATACAGAACAGTTTTAAAGAAAGTTGGAAAGCATTTAAAGAAGCTCCTATACGTAAAATAGCAGGTGCAGCAACTACTTATACTAAAGCAAACTTTGTAGAAGGTCTTCAAGAGAATGCTCAAGAGACAATTGCTCAAGCAACTGAGAACTTGTATGTAGATCAATTTAAGAGTCAGGGTGTAAGAAGTCATCTATTTGCTAGAGCTGCAGAAACTGAAGGTATGAGAAGTAAGTTTTCATACTATTCTGAAGCATGGGGGGAACAAAATCCATTTACAGAAAAAGGTTTTGAAACTTTTGCTACTGGATTTGTCATGGGTATTTTTGGTGGTGGTTTAAATATGGTACCTGGATTTGTATCTAAGAGTTACAACAAAATATTTAAACCAGCAGAATATCAGAAAACTTTAGACAAGAGAAATGGATATGGTGAAAGACTTGCTGCTCAATTAAATGGTAACCTATTTAAAGATCCTATAAAAGTATTTGATCAGAAACTTCTTAATCTTGCAATTCAGGAAAATGCTGGTAAAGTAATGGCAACAGGTTCTAGAATGCTTGCTATTGATGCTTCTAATGATGCATTTACATCTGCTGTTATAACAGCAATGACTACTAATTCAATTGAAGCATTTAAAGAACAAATTGCTTCATATAAAAATCTTACTGCAACAGAATTTGAAGATGCTTTCAAACTTGAAAAGGGTAAAGGTGAAAAATATCTAAGTAAAGTTGATTCTGTTCTACAAAGAATAGATGAGATACAAGCAGATTATGAGGAAAACATGGATAGGTATCCAGATCCAATTGATCTTGAGGGATATAAAAAAGGAACCGAAGCTTATAATAAAGCTGCTATTTTATTATCCGGATGGAGAGCATCTAGAAATAGTGCTATCTTCTTAGGTCAATCTTATAAAGATGCTAAGAAAAGAATAGAATCAATGGCATCTACAGTTAGATCCCGAAAACCATTGTCTAAGATGAGTGATGCAGAAGTAATGGTTCTGTTTGATTCAGATAGACTTGTTTCTGAAATCGGTATGCTTAAGACAGAAATTGAATCTAGTAAGGGTTTAATATCTGCAGCAGAGTTAAAGAAAAAAGAAAGAATTCTTGCAGCTATGCAAGATCTCCAAGATAAAGTAGATTACTTCTATAAATATGATAATGCTGAATTAGAGGCTCATGTTGCAGGTCAAAAAGAAAAAGGTGTATTTAAAAATGTAACAGATGATGCTGGTAATATTCTAGATGAAGAAGAAGCAGAAGAAAGATATAGAGATCTTGTACGTAAGAAATTTAATCTAAAAGAAAAAACAGAAGAGAATACTACAAGAGCTGAAGCTGATCTGGAGCTTGCATATAAAGAATATTTAAAAGCACTTGCAGATGTAAAAAAGGATGACTACCTAGAAAGAAATGCAGATGAAGCATTTCGGTATGTTCTAGATAGTTATAAGTTAGGTAGACAGGCATCAATTCTAAACAAGCATATTAATCTCCTTCATAATCCAAAAGAATTTATGGATCAAGTTGAGAGAAACTATGCATGGATGACAAAACTATATAATAATAGAAGAGAATACTATGATGCACTTGTAAAACAAGAATTAGAAGATATAGAACTTAATGCTCTTCTTAATGAACTAGCTAACAATAATGTTTATGTTAGTGCTGATGATATCTATGAGTTCCGTAGAAACAATAGAATTCCAGATGAATTCTATGATGACAGTAGAAAAGCCGTTATTAGAAAGGGTAACTTAGAATATGATAAGTACGTAGCTCTGTTTATGCAAGCTGTAAAACTAAAAAGTTTAGATCCTAAGTCCAAAAAGAACATTGATGATAGATTAGTGTTAGAACTTGCTCAATTATCTATAGAAGAACAACAAGAACTAGATGCTCTTCCACAAGTAGAAAGAAGAAAAGAAAAAGGTGATCTTGATAGACGTGGAAAACAAACAGTAAAACTATCCGAAGTTGTTGATCAATTACAAGATGGAGATACACTTTCAGCATTCTATCTGGTAGATGGTCAACCTAATGAGATCATGCTATATAGAGATGGTGATGTAATTAAGTTTGAAGGTAAAGATGGTCAAGAAGTAGATGTAGCAGAACTATCATATGATATTGTAGATGGTAAAATCTTTACAATGGAAAGTGTTCCTGCAGATGAATTAGAAGCTAAGAAGATTAGAAACAAGTTTGCTCTAAAGAGAGAAGAAGCTATCCGTAAAGCAATTGCTGATACAGAAGCTACTCCACAAGTTGTATCAGAAGAGTTCGTACCATTTACTACAATGACTCCACTTGATCAATTTGATAGAGAACTCTACACAGACTTACAGGTTGCATTTAATGATTACATTATCAATACTAAAAATAAAGATGGTGTAACACTAGCTGAGGAATATGAGGGTATAACTGATGAAGAGCTACTTAAAAAGTTTGAAAAATTTATTCAAGAGCAACCAGAAGCTAAAGAAGTAATTGAAGCATATAATGCAGAAATGAAAGCTAGAAAGCTTGAGGAGAAAGCTGTAAATATTGACCCACCAATCATTGTATACAATGGTAAAGAAGTTGACATGGCAACAGTTAACTTTGAAGATGCCAAAAAAATATTGGCAGATTTAGAGGCTCAGTATGCTGCTAAGAAAAAAGATGATCTTTCTAATGATGAAAAAGAAGAACTCTTATTTGATGAACTAAACATTGCAAAACTAAAGAGATTTATTACTGATACAGAAGCTCTTAATAGAGAAGATGATGCTGCTGAAAAGCCTTATTCTACTGAAATGGAACAACTTGCTGCTGAAACTGCAAAACGTAGACAACTAGCAGAACAAGCACTTCAGAGAAGAATAAATCTTGTTGAAGAAAAAAGAGCACTAATTGAAAAAGAAGAGGCTGAAATTAGAGATACTCTTGAATACCTACAACAACTTCTTGACAATACTGTAGAATTAAGTGGTGTACAAATTGAAGACATACTAAACAAAATCACACAACTTGAAAAGACTAACTTCCAATTAATAAAATCTAATAGTCAGAAGAAACTTGCTGCTAAAATAAGAGAAAGAATTAATGCTTATAAGGGTCAGGTTAGAAGAGAATTTGCAATAGCAAATGAAATCCAGAACCAAATAAATATCTATAAAGCAGAGATAGAAAAAATTCTTATTCCAATTAAAAAGGATCTTAAAAAACAAGCTGACTACTATAGAAATCTACTTGCTGATCCTAACTTTGATCTCTTTACTAAGACTGATATCCGCAACAAGATACGCAAGATTGAGAAAAAAATAGGCACTATCCAAAGACTTATTGATATTCTAAGAAAAGCTATTGCTAATTCTTTAGAGTACCTTAGAGAGTACTTAAAAATCTGGCAAACACATGATAGAGCTTTAAGTAAATTCAAGAACTCAGGATACAAAGAACTTTCTGATTACACACTAACACAGTTAAGAGGTACTAATGATCCTAGACTTGATGAGTATGCACAAAATAAAGCTGAACTCCAGAGACTTGAAAGAGAAATAAATCAAGCTATGGATGATGTAGAATTTATTGATGCTGTAAGAGAACAAGAGATTGATAGAATGATGCAACTTGAAGCAGCTATTCAAAAGTACCAGGACCAGGTGAGATACTTGTATGACTTACTTGAACCAGTTGCTGAGGATATTGTTGAAGAACCTTTGAGTAATGAGGGTATAAATACTCCAGCACCTACTGAAGTAAGAGCTAAGACTGTTGAAGAAATATTTGAAGAAGAAGAAGAGAAGAACATTGTATCAACATTCTCTCTTGCTGATATTGCTGATTTAGATCAGGCACTAAGTGAAAAAGTTGCTAGACCTCTAACTCCACAAGAACAAAAACTTGATGCTGTAAGAAGTATAATCCGAGAAGTACTTGGTAATGCTTCATTTATTAAACTTACTGAAGATGGAACTAAGTATGTAAATACTAGAACCGGTAAAGAATACCAAAGAGTTACAAGCTATACTAAAGAAGATGACATAAAAGATCCTAAGTTGGCTACTGAATCTATGCAGGAATACAAAAAGAGACTGACAGACCTTGGTTACTCAGAAAAAGATGTCAATCAAAAAATGCTTCTTGCTTCATCACAGATTATAGGTACTGATATTGATGAGTACATCAGAGACTTCTTCTCAGGTAAGCTCAAAGAATCTAGTAAGTATACATTTGCTCCAGTAGAAGAGATTGAAAAACTTAAGAAAAAACTTCAAGAAATTAAGGATAGACTTGATGCCAGAGGAGAAATAGTACTAGCTAATAATGTTGTTCTGTACAATGATGATCTGGGTATTGCAGGTACTGTAGACTTATTAACATTTGATGTAAATGGTGATGTAAGAATCTATGATATCAAGACTATGCGTGGTAACAACTTTGCAGAAACACATGCCGGTGAAAACATAGTTAAGTATGAGTCTAAGAAATTTGGTAAGTCTAAACGCGAACAACATACAGAACAGCTATCAGTTTATAGAATTCTACTTAATAATACTCACGGTCTAAAAGCAAAAACTTTAGCTGTTCTACCAATTGCACTAGACTATGATGCTGGAGGAATAACTACTAGAACTATTGACGTATTATCAGGTGTAGAAATTACTCCTATGGATGCAGTTGGACAAACAGCAGTTCTAGTTGAACAGAGATCATCTACTCAACAAGCTCAAGCTGCTGTAAAACCAAGTGGAATTAAAGTTGTAACTGATATACAACCTGAACTTAGAAGCATGTTAAATAAAATGGGGTATGCAAATACCACAATTGATATGCTACCAAAATCAGAAATTGAATATATTGTTAAGAATGGTATTCCAAAAGAACAGTATGTTGATAGAATTGTCAAGGAGGTTATCTCAGATAATGATGGTCGTCACTGGGCTATTTCTGGTGACCCAATTACTATTACATCTATCACAAATAAAGGTGTAAATATTAAGATTACTAACGGAAATAGAAGTACCTTTATTACTTTCAAAGAACTCATATCTAGTACTGAAATGAAGACAGCAATTAAACCACAAGCCCCTGTTGTAGAACAAACTGAAGACACAAAGACTGTTCTACAAGAAAGTTCTGATTTAGCAAAAGATGTCATCAAGAATGAAATAAACAATGTTGAGGACAGAATTAAAGATGCTAAACTAGAAGACTTAGAAAATTCATTATTTAATACACCAATCTGTTAATCAATGGCAATTACTTGTACACTTGGCCGTGATAATATTATCAAACTTTTAGATGCTGTCTATAAGAAAATGCTTACTACCCCTGAGGGAGAAACGTTTAATGTAGATCAATACATAAACTACTTGTACAATGGTTTTGAAAAAACCCAGGGTAGAGATGTTGCATTACAATATATTCAACAAGTACCTTATGTTATAGGTAGTGTTGAAGCACAGTTAGGTGGTGACCTCAAGTTAAACATGCCCATTGAAGAACTCAGAGAGATTACAAGAGCATTTAGAAATGCTGATACAGGTCTTTCTGCTATAGAAAAGTATTTAGGATTAGCTCCACTGACAGCTGAAGAATTAGCTGCAAAAGCTAATTTTAAATCTAATAATCCTACAGGAACAGATGCTGCACCTAAAGATCCAGATGCTGAGATAGAAGATACAGCATTAAAGAGTAGAACTATTCTTTCTGGTACTGGTCAGGAGTTTTTGACTTTAGACCCCTCAAAGAAAACAAAGACAACTGTAGAAAGACTTGACAGAGATAAATCAAGAATCTATAACACAATTTCTAGAATACATAGAGCTACATTTCAATTTGATACAACATTAGGCAATCCTGTGTACCAAGGTCAAGAACTTACTCTTGTGCCTATTGCAATGAACAAGATTCCTTCTAATCAACTAACAGATGAGTCTGCTGATCTGTATGCAAGGATGAATTCTATTATAGCACAAGGAACATCTGATGAAAGTGTTAGCAAACCAAGTGAAGTATTCTTCCTTGTTATCTCTGATAAACAGGGTAATCCACTCTATTTTGATAATGACGGTAACATAACTACTAAAGATAAAGGTAAGTATGTATACCAAACCCTTAGAGAAGTAAGAAAGCAATCTGATGGAAAGTACATGGTTACTAACATGTACGGTAAAGAAAGTAAGATTATTACTCCAAAAGAAGAAGCTAGATTACGTGCTGCTGAAATGGGATACCCAACTCCTGTAGATTATAAAAAGGGAACAGGTAAAACCATAGAACAGTTTGCTCAAGAGATTGAGGCTGAGCAACAGAGAGAGGCAAAACAGTTATATGAACTAAGACAAAAGTTAATTAAAGGAGAACAATTTACTCTTCCTGTTACTGGTGCTAGTCAAGGTGTATCTAACACATTCATTAAGAATTTATCTCTAAATGAACTTGAGGTATTTTATGCAACAGAGACTAATGGTAAAACTCTTACACAACTCATTGCTGGTAATATTCAAACTTTAGATACAGCATCCTATGGTTTTGATAGAGGTGAAACTATAATTAAACTGGGTACTGGTATTGACATGATTCTTAAACTAGATAGAGCTGATATTCAACTTGATCTAGCTACTAAAATTGCTGAAGTACTCACTTCAGATTCATTAACTCCTACACAAAAGTTTGACTTCTATACACAGTTCTACGCCAAAGAAATAGTTGATATTCCAAATAAAACAAGAAGACATCAAGTATACTTTGATAAAGATACCGGAGTACTAACTTTTGAGTATTTTAAATTTACTGCTCAAGAAGAAAAAGTACAGGATATAAAGGTCAATCCATCTAAAACATTAAATCTTGAATCAGTTTCAGAAGGTACTTACAAAAAAATTATTGAGGTCCTTTTTGAGAAAGGTAAAACATCATTAAGAAGTGGTGAACCATATCCTGCTAAGTTTGACTACAATCAAAAACTACTAGATAGAGGAACCTATACTGATTATGAAAATGGTGAGTTTGTAGAGAAGAACTATATTGATTTCTTAAGACAACAAACTGCTGATATATTTATGAGCAAAGAAGGTGTCCCATTATTTAATGCATACATTAAATTTGGACTACCTGATGGAATAAGTGCAGAGTTCACTAATATAGAAAAAGATGCAGTAGACACTAGATCTGAGGTTCGCAAGTTCAAAGATAAAATGGTTGAGGAAGTTTTATTTGCTGAACCAAAAAGTATTACTGCAGAAGTAGTAGAAGTTAGAGAAACTCAATATAAGGATGACCTACCAACTTATACACTAGATGTAAAAATAGATGGTCAAGAAGGAATACACAAGTTTTATCTAAGTAGTAAAGCAAAAGTAGGTGATAAAATCTATCTTGAAGTCAAAGATGTAGTTGATAACGGATTCTTATTCAAAGATGTTGTAAAAGGATTTACTGAAATAGAAGGTAGAATCTATGATATGGGGTCTCTTGCTGAAAGAGATTTTGATGCTAATGAACCTATAAGAGAACCTATTCCTGTTCAAACTGTAACTGCTGCAAGAACAGCAGAAGAAGAGAATGTAGAAGACCTTGAAAGATTTGGTAAAACAACAACTGAAGAAGAAGCTAAATCTGAAGATGTAAATCTTACAAATCCGCAAGATACTGCACAACCTGAAGATAGTTCAAGTATTAGTAAACTACTTGATGATTTTGAATTTGACAGATCAGCTAAGTTACCAAATGGTGTAACAGCAGAACAAGTTAAAAAAGCTATAGAGTGGTGGAATAATTCTCCACTTAGTAAATATATTAAACTATTCCCTGCAGCTAATATTGTAAACTCTGATGTATACGGTAAGTTTGTTGCAGCTGGTGCAAGATTAATTACTGATATGAACCTTGACCTTGACGGTAAAATGGGTGCTATCTTAATTAATCCAACCACAGGTGGTACAATGGTAGATGCATACCATGAGGCATGGCACGTATTTTCCCAGTTGTTTTTAACTAAGGAACAGAAGCAAGCATTATATGATGAGGTTAGAAAACTAAAACCAGAATATGCTAATCTTACTGCAAGAGAAGTAGAAGAAATGTTAGCTGAAGATTTTAGATCTTATGCGCTCAACCCTAAAGTAATAAAGAATAGACCAAAGAGAAATACACTCTTTAGAAAAATTCTTAACTTCCTTAAGAAACTGTTTAGAATTAAACCTACAACAGCTGATCTAATGAGAGGTGAGGAACTTGCAACAGAAGGTGTTGCTGGTGAGCTATTCCAAAACTTGTACTTTGCATCTAAGAATCCAGCTCTATTAAACAACTATACTCCTCTCATTTCAAACGTAGTACTTGATGAACTAAACCGTGGTATAGAACAGGTTAAAAATAGCACTGAAGATGCCCTTAATGATATGGATTCTGCAACTGTAGTAGAATCTCTTGACTCATTATTAGGAGAAGTAATAGATGGTGCCTTTAAAGAAAAGGGAGCTCTTGATGCTTCAGTGTCAATTATTACTAATGAGAATAATAAGAGTAAGTTCTTTGAGTTTGCTAGAAGAAGATTTCTAGATGATATTGAAAAAATAAAGAATGAACTCAATCTAAAACCTACTATTCCATTCAATTCTTTTAAAACTATACAGAACCTTGAAGATAATGCTATTGCAATTATCAGAAGTTCAAAAGGAGAACATAAGTATATCTTCTTGAGAGGTCAGGTTGAAGATTTTGATAATCTCAACCTAGATACTAAAGCTGGTGAAAGAATTAAAGGTGAACTATATAAAGGTAAGATTGAAATTATTGGTGATTACTTTAGTCATAAAACAATAAAGGCTCCCAATAAGAATGCCGCAGATATCATTATTGTAAATAGTATTGAAGAAGCTAAAGCTCAGTTTGATGCATACAAAGTTGATGAACGATCCTCATTTACTGATATTGAACAGTATCCAGAAAGAACTGTAAATGCCTTTGAAGTTGATTATGATCAAGCTTTCTTATTAGACAACTTAAGAATTCTTAGACAAGCTACAGATAACTGGGAAAAGGTTATTAAATACTATACTGATAAGTCTGCATACAATGTAATGACTAGAAAGGTAAGAATTCAAGAAACTGATCCAGAAAATGATACTACTGATGAGGAAGCACTAATAGACCCAACTAAGTCACAGAAGTTTGATAAAGGTGCTGATGTAAACCTATTAGAGATTGCTGACAAAGAAGTAGTCTATATTCTCAAAAGTTTATTTGCCGCAACTAGAAATGAAAGAGGTGCTCTTGTATATGAAAAGAACAGACTTGGATACAAGAAACTAGCTAATTATAAAAAAGTCTGGAATGCAATTGTAAGATCAACCAGTGGTACAAAAGATCCAAGATTAATGTACCAGAGAATTGTACAAGCAGCTTCAACTTATCCAGAATTACAACAACTTATTGAGAGTAGATTACCAAATCCACAGTTAGTTGGTCACGCTAATACAACAGGTAATGTAATGAGATCATTTGGTATTACTACATCATTCTGGTCTGTATTTAGTTTACCACGTGTACCATACATGCAGCTTACTGTATTTAGAAATCAGTATGAAACATTTGACTGGAAAGGTAAACCAAGAATTTCAAGATCTGAAACTGAAGGTGTTGAAGTAACTAATGCATCAACAGATATTGGTAATACTATACGTAAGTTTGAGGCACACTTTGCAGCTAGATTAGATAGTAAATTTACAAAGAGAGATCAAGACAATGTTACTGTTTTAAACTTAGATCAAGTTATACAAGATTTCTCAGATAGATCTGGTAATTTTAAAAATGGTGCTGAGTTCCAATTTTTAAATGCTATTGGTTTTAACCTGGATGATCTAAAGAAAATAAAAGATGAGTTATCCGATCCAAATAATCTTAAAAGATTTGGTATTGAATTTATATTCAGAACTATAAAAGATCTGAATGATGCTAACAAAGCAGGATCAATGTCAGATGCTGCAAGAAGAGTATACAATAATTTTATTAAGAACCCTATTTCTGGACTGAAAAAAGGAATAGAACCAGGAGTAATTGGTCTAAGAGATAGTTTCTTACTTAAAGAAGGCTCTAAACAAAGTACTCAGGTTGATAGAATTATAACATTACAAAATAGATATGGTAGTACAGCATCAACATTCTCAGTACAGAACCCAGAGAGAAATCGTGTAAATGAACACGTATCTGATAGTACACTTACAGTTATTGCTGATGGTATTAATAATCCCGGAATAGGTGTTATTGACATAAACCAAGAGGCAAAGCAAACTGATATGTACAGATTTGGTACAACTACTGAGCATCTTGATCCAGCTGTAAATCCATTTGCTGATTCTTCAATTGCACTCAAATCAATGTTCATGCCTGACAAAACTAAAAGACAAGGCAGATCTATTAGTGTTGAAATGAATGCTGGTACCCAAACAATAAATACTATTATTAGTGAAAATGGTAGTCTTAGAGAGGGTGCTGTTACTGGTTCAAATACAACTTCTCTAGATAAGAGAGGTAAATTCATACAAGATATACATACATTCTTAAAGACAGGTAGAATAGAACTAATGCGTCCTGGTTCTAAGGGATCATCTTTTGGATGGAGATTGGATGGTGGTATTGTTACAAGTGCAATAACTAAAAAAGATCAACACCTATATGCTGACATTGATAGTTTCCTACCAAATACAGCTGGTGAAGCTGATGTTATAGAAGGTATTATTTTACCATATCTTTCTTCTGAAGTAAAAAGGATTAATATCTATAATACTACACCAGAAGCTAAGAACTATGTTGGTTATAATAGAGAGTTTGTTGACGGTAAAACATTTGGACAATCATTTGTATACTTTGACGGTATACTAAGTAAAAATCTACAAAATGAGATTTTAGAAAAAGTAAAGGATCCAGGAGTAAAACTATTAGATTATCTTAAAACAGATCCTGACCTTGCTAAGAGAATTAAAGCGGAGATAAAAGCATACTTTACTACTAAGACAAATGAACTATATAATTATCTAAGTAAAGCTAAGTTCGTTGATAAATCATTAATGGATAGACTTAAACTAGATAATCTAAATACTGAACAGAAGGAAAGAATATTAATGAGAGCCTTTATGTATAACTACTGGATTCACAATGTTGAGACTAGTATTTTGTTCTTAGGTGATCTTGCACAATATGATCATAAGAAACAGGAATTACATAAAAGAATTTCTGGTCTTATATCAAATGGACCTAGAATCAGAACTGATATTGATGCACAAACATTTAGTAAAATTCTAGGTGAGACATCTTATGCAGCAAGTGAGAGTATAACTCCTATTATCTATAAGGGTTATGCTCATACTGCTATTATGAAAGAAGTAAAGAGAGATAGTATTTATGCTGATACAATACGTAGAGGTCTCACAAGAGATTATGAAAGAAGGTACAGAACTAGAAATATTCCAAACAAAGAGGCCTTAATCAAAGAACGTGTAGAAAAAGAAGTAGAAAAATATACTAAAGCTGAGATCAAAGAGGCTGATGGTCAAGGATATATTACTTTTGATGCATATAGACTGTTCAAGAAACTACAAAATAAATGGTCAGATGCTCAAGAGAATTTGTACCAGAGAATTGTAGCAAAAGAAGATATTAGTGCTACTGAGATAATTGAGATGTTCCCTGTATATAAATTACAGAACTTTGGTTTTGTTCAAGGTACAGTACTTCCGGTAACTGCAATGCACAAGTTTGCACTTATGCCTCTGATTCCAAGTATGATAAAGGGTACTGATTTTGAATTACTACATAGACAGATGATGGAACAAGGTGTACACTATGCTACATTTGAATCTGGTTCTAAGGTAGGGCATGTTACTTCTAATGGAAAAGAAGCTGATGATGTATTTGAAGATGCTGACCAAACTACTATTAAACCTAACATTAAGTTTACTGTTAATTCAATACATGCTGGTTTTCTAAAAGAAGCAGCTTCTGTAAATAGTAAATTCAAGGGTGAAGTTGTATTTTCTACTCAGTTGAGAAAACTTATTCTTAGTGGGCTATATGAGCAAGGTAAACTCATCAATGATGCATATGCTCCTATTGTAAATAAATATGAGGATACTGTAGACTTTTACACAGAGTTGCTTAAGTATGAACTACTCAATGAAATTGAATACAATACAGATGGTAAAAACCTAGTAGGTAAACCAGATAAGTTTTTGAAGCTTATTAGAGAAAACCTTGAAAGAAAAGACTACCCTGAGCACTTACTAAGACAACTTCAGACTAATGTTGATGGTACACTTAAGGGAGATCTATCTTACTTTATAGATAGAAAGACTATTGAGAAAACAATCCTATCTATTGTAGAAAAAAGATTTGTAAGACAATATGTTAATGGTGAGCCATTAGTACAAGTAGCTAGTACATTCAGTAATGGTTTAGTTACTGGTGGACCAAGATTTCAAAAACCTACCGCTGCAGAAAGAAAGAAGTTTCTTGGTACAAACAACTTTCCATTTTATGATGTAGAAACTGTAGACCTTGCTGCTCAATTTAAAGGTTTGTCAAAAGAAGAACTTAAAGCTGAGCTTAGAGGTAGAAAAGCAGTTAGTTACCCGACCCCGGCAAAAGCATACATCCTAAAAAATGAAATTGAATACTTAGAAGATGTAATTGCTGGTAAAAAACCTAGTCAGACTACATATGATAAACCAACTTCAGCAATGAAGATTGGTATTGCTCTACAAGGAGACTTTGTTAACTTACTAAATCTAAAACACATAGACGGTAAACCTATTGAGACTAGAGCTAGGCTCAATGAGATGATTAAAAATGAAGAGTGGTTAGATACTGATGACAATAGACAGAAGATTACTCTTACTGCTGTACGTATCCCAGTTCAGGGTTATAACTCTATGGAGTTCATGGAGGTCTATGAGTTCCTTGATCCGGCTGCTAGTAACTTAATCATGCTACCAACTGAGATTGTTGCTAAGTCTGGTGGTGACTTTGACGTTGATAAACTTACTACATTCTTCCCTAACATAGATAAGAATGGTAATCTATATAAAGCTCCTGTTGATAACAAAGATTTTATAGCAGAGGCTAATAAGATCAAAGACAAAGAAGCTAGAAAGAAATTCATTCAGCAACAAAAACTTGCTACTCAGAATCAGTTTATTTCTAGTATTAGATCTATCCTTGAGTTACCTGAAAGTTATGCATCATTGGTTAGACCAAATGATACATATATTCTAAAAGACCTTGCTGATAGATTAAAGGATGATGTTTCTGACTACGATAAGTTTACCAAACACAATGGTGAGGTTAATATGAGTGGTGATAAAAAAGTTTTAAGTCCTACTACAACTTTAGAACCTTTATTTAACTATTCTAAACATGAAGAAAACCTTGTTGGTAAAGCAGTGCTTGGTATTGGAGCTAGTGAAAATGCACTAAGTCCATTGTTTGATGCAGCTGGTGGTAAAATGCCTCTAACATATAAAGCTACCAAATATGTGAACGGTAGATATGTAGTAGACACAGACAACCCTGCAGATTATAAAATGAGATTAGATCTCCGTCACAATAAGATAGGGGATCAAATATCTTTATCTGATATATATAGTGCAGATGGTGTAGATAAAATTTCAGATGTGTACTCACAAGCTATGAACGGCTGGGTAGATATTGAAAAAGATGAGTGGATCTTCTACATCCAGGGTAATTATGAAATTGCACCAACCTTCTTGTACTTAATTAAAGCTGGAGTACCTGTAAAAGATGCTGTATATTTTGTATCACAACCAATGATCCGTGAGTTTGCAGAACAACAAAGACTTATTGGTGGTGACTATGGAGCTATTCTAGGTGTAGCACCAAGTGCTTCAGAATTTACTAGATTCCAATCAGCTAGAGATATAGTTAATAAATACACAGCAAAGTACTTATATGCTATAATGGGTAACCCACTTATACTTCCTACTGACAAGTTTAATGTTGAATTTAGACCAGTAGATAACTATACTGAGGATCCAAGAAAAATGATGCAAGATGTTACTAAAGCACAGCTCTCTAGAGAAATTGCTGCTGGTAATATTAATCCTCTTGAAATAATGAGGATATATAAAGTAACAGATAGACAAATTGATTTATATCTTGCACCAGATCTAAGAAATACACAGTACTATAATGCAGCTGTATTTGCTTCAAGTAAGGCTGATAGAGTAGATGGTAACTTCTCAGTAGATACTATGGAAAAAATTATTGATAGTAAAAAATCTGTTAATGATTTGAGCCCACGGGAGATCATAACTGAGATGGCTATGTTCTTACACTTCTATGAGATCCAAAAGCAGTTGATGGGTTTATCTGCAATGAAGAGAGCTGGTAAGTCAGATACTAAGACATATGGAAACTTCCAAGAAATATACTTAGCAGAAGTAGATGTAGATGCACTAGCTGAAAATACTAAAATTGATCAAGAGTTTAAAAGAAGATTTCTTGATGAGAGTGTTGTAGCATCTTTAAAAGACAAATCTATAATTACTGATGTAGCAGCTCCAATGCTAGATCTAGTAAACAACAACATCACTAATAGGGCTATTAAGAACATAATTGCTAATAGAGACATATCATCATTTGGTGTAGGTACAGACGGAGTAATAAAATTTATTGATGCTTACAAAGATGCAATAGTAACTTTCTTGTATCAGAATTATCTTTCAAACTCTATAGATGCAAAAGGTAATATTATTTCAGTACCACAAGAATACCGTTCTGAAAAGGTTACTAATAATAAAGCACTTGAATCTGATGTAATTTATACACAAAATGGTTTCACTATTAATCTTGAAAACATTAAGAGAGACTATAAGGATAAAGTATATCTTGCTAATTCAAGTGCTAATACAGCATATAAAAACAGAGATGGTCTGAAACCATTTAATGTTAGTGAGGATCCATTTGATAATGAAGAACAGTACATTAGATATGTATTAGAGAGAGCTTTCCAGAAGAGTAAAGGTCTAACAGGATTACAATTAAATCAGGTTGCACTGATGAATGTTTACAATCCAAATGCTCTAAGTAAAAATTCCGAGTACTCTTATACTAAGATGGTACTTGATCTAATTGATGAGTTCCCAGCTTTAAAAACTGAGTACCCAGTATTAGAACAGTTATCTGCTAGGGCTACTAAAGACTTCTATCTTCTAACTTTAAATGACAGAGATGCAATTGATGGTAGTACTAAGAGTCAGTATGCTGCTAATATCAGAGCATTAGGTAACCCAAGAATCCAAAAGGTTAAAGGTGATGCAAATAATAGAATCAGTGCTATATTTAGTCTGCTTCCAAAAATTGCAGTATATCAACATGGTCATGGTACTACTCCATTTGGATTAGAACAAGTTGTACCACAAGAAACAGTTTTGTCAGCTACAACAGATGCTGGTAACTTGTTTAAATTAAACTACTGGAATGCAGATGTACTTGATCTAATATTTATAAAACTAATATCTAGAGATAATAACCGCAAACTGTTTAAAAACTTCCTTGTTAATACTCCTACACAAATTACTAGTCCTAGTAGTGTAACGGTTACTCCTGAATCAACAGTTGATCCTGAGGAAACAACTACTGCTGCTAAAGTACCTAGCTATACACAATCTACTCTAATTGGAAAAGCAGACGTTATTCTACCTATAGGCACAAGTGGTAGTGGGAAATCTACTTTCATAAATAGCCTACCCCAAGAAAATCTAGTAGTCATTTCTCCAGATGAGATGAGAGTTGAATTCACGGGAGATATGAATGACAAATCTAAAGATAAAGAAATCTACACTGAAGCTGCCAAAAGAGCTATACAAGCTGTAAAAGATGGTAAACAAGTCGTGTTTGATACTACTAATCTAACTAAAGATAAGAGAAGACCCTTTATTGAAGCTCTGAGAAAAGAAATTCCTAATGTTAATATTCAATATAAAATAATGGAATTGAACCCAGAACTTGCCAAAGAAAGAATTAGAGCACAACTAGCAAAGGGTGAGAATAGAGCAAATGTTTCTGATGAGACAATTGATAGACATGCTGCATCATATCCGCAAATGCTTATAGATATACAAGCAGAGGGTATGACTGAGTATATAGATCCTAATCAATTTTCTACAGAACCTACTGAAATAGCAGAAAATCCATTTGTTCTAAATACAATAGAAGATGTATATAATTCTAAACCAGAATATGCTGCAATTGGAACTTTAGAGCAGTATAAGAACTACATTAATAGTATCTTCCCAAATAGTACAGTTAAAGATATAGTATACCATGGTACATATGAAAATTTTGAAGAATTCCAAAAAGAAAAAAGAGGAAGTACTACAGGACTCGGTACACTAATTGATAAAAAAAGAGGTTTAGAATTAAACATTGACTCTGCAAATGCCTTTTTCTTTACAAATAATAAGATAACTGCTACAAGTTACTCATTGCTTGGTAGACAAAACTATTTAGAAGCTATTAGAAATTCTATTGAGAGAATTAAACGTAAGAGTCCAAGAGCTCAAGAAGCAGTAAATTTCCTAAAGACTATACCTTATTTTAATAATCTAATTGAAAATGCTAAAAAAGCAGGTAAATCTAATGACGAGATACTAGATATATTATGGGGTGAAAGAAATAAAGTATACAAAGCACTTAAGTCCGGAAATGCACAAGGGTATACTAATAATATACAAAGCATACTTTCATCTACTGAATCAATAAATAAATTCCTATCTGAAATTGAAAGATTTAGAGCTAATGATCTTACAATAGAAAATATACATGGAAATTTTACAAAGTATAATTGGGGTAATTCAAATCATATATATAACATATTTATTCAAGATGGTAGATATCTATTTGTTGATCTAAATAAAAAAACTGTAAAAACTGCCGATAGATTCTATGCTGATGAGGTAGATGCTGAAAGAATTAAAAACTTCTTTGAAAGTGCTCTTGCTGAGGATAGACGTGAGGATGAAAAGAGAAAAGCTAATATGAAAGCTGCAGGTTTTACAGAAAATGTAGTATCTGCTATAGTAAATCTTCAAAATCCATTTGTACATGACTATGAAGGGTCTGCTTTTCCTGATAAGTATAAAGAGACTAATACACCTACCGAATATGTTGCGGCAAGACAAGTAGCAAATGCTGTTGAAAATGGTCATGATGGTGTAATCTATGAGAACATAAAAGATCCAATGTTATCAACATCATATGGTGTATTTGAACCAGAACAAATATATATACTTGGTGGTAATAAAGATCTAGAAGGTTTCAAGAAGTTTATGAGTGGAGATCTAGATGCAAAAAGTAATCTACCATATCTTCCAATGACTGAAGAACATATTGATCAAATTTTTAAGGGTACAAAAGTTATTACAAACCGGTCAAAAAGATTTGAGGATGGTAAATACATCATACCACAAAAAAAGATGGTTGATGTCAAGTACCTTGGTGAAGCTAAAGTAAACCCTAAAACAAACATAGTAACAATCACGAACGAAAAAACAGGACTTGTTACTACCAGAACCTTAGACCAGTTCGCTAAAGCAGAAGGCTTTAAAGACGCTGCTGATTTTAAGAAAAGATCTATACTATCCCAAAGTCTTATATCTGGAAAGACTACAAGATTTATCTATCAAGTTACTCCTATAGGTAATACTACTGAAGTAGGAGTAAGAGATGATGCTAGAATTGTATCAGGTTCTATTTCCCCAGAAACTAATCCTGAAATCAATGAGTTCAATACATACTTAGAAGAAAATAATAATGTTTTCCCTAAAGAGTTTAATGCATCTAATGGTAGAAGATACTTACTAAATAATAACAATCTTTATGATCTTGTAAGTCCTGACGGAAAAACTATGTATCTTAGAAACATAGATCTAAGAACAGGAAAAGTGGAAGGTGTTCCAGAAGTTACTATACCTGTAACTGAAGAGAGAAAGAAACAATCTATTAGAGATATCAAAGAGATGATAAAACTAATGAGCCTTGATCTCCTAATGGCAGAAGATGGCTACAATATTTTCCAAATGATGGAAGACATCAACAATGCTACTACAATGAACCAGGTCGAAAAGATTGAAGAAATAATTAGAAAATATACTTGCTAGTCATGTCAATTAAGAAGTGCATAAATAAGAACAGCCAGGAGTGGAAAGACCTTGTAAACAAGTTCAACGGTAATGAAGTACTAGCTGAAGAAGAATGGTATAGAGAAGGTTTTGGTGACCGTGATGATCTCAACTACTATCCTGAAGCTGATGAAGCTGATGTTGTAACAAATGCTGACAGAGCAAAAACATCTGTTGAAGATCTACTAGATGATGTAATTCTAAACTTAGAATCTAAACTTGCTGTACTACAGAGAAAAAAAGTTAAGAACTATGAGAGAACTAAGAATGAAATCAAAAGGCTACTTGAACAAATTAGAGATGTAAAAGGTGTACAGGCTATTAACCTGTTTGTAGATGATGTCTATGATAAAGCTGAAGTTGCAGAAAAGAAGTTCAGAGAATTTGTAAAGTCAATTAACCAACAGTCTGGTAAAGCAGCAATTGATGAGCTCATTGCATTCTATGATTTTGCCAATAGATATGAACTACTTGATGAGATATCTAAACAAGATGTCTTTGAACATTTTACAAGTGATAAGAGTCCTGAAGAACAAGCTGCTGAAGGTATTAAATCTCCACAACAAAAACTTACATATGCTATCAGTGTAAGGAATCAGATTAGACAACAGGTATCACAATACGGGATACCATTAATTGCAGACTGGTTAATGGGATATGCTTCTGAAGCAAGACAGAATCTTGGTGAAGAAGTACAAGCACTAGAAAAAGACATTGCAAGAGTAGAAGCTAACACTAAAGTATCTGATAAAGCTAAAGAAAAAGAACTAACTAGACTTAAAGATAGACTAGCTAAAGTAAAAAGCTTTAATGTAACTAAAGAAAGTTTAGTTAGATACCTCCGTGAGATATCTGAAGATATGTCAGGATTTGAATATCTAACTGGTGCTCTAAGTAGTGCTGCAGATCCTGTCCTATCAATCTTTGCTAAAGCTGTAAAGACTGAGATGGACACTGCAAGGGTTAAAAATATACAACTAGAACAAGAGGCTGCAAAAGTATTTGAAGAATATCTTGCTAGTGTTGGTGGTAATAGAGATAATCCTGCTGAGTTTAACAAGGGTCTCTATGAAACAATTAGAATACCAAAGAGAGATGCTGTTGGAAGAGTTATTAGAATCAATGGTGAAATACAGTATGAAGAGAGAGTATCCTTTGTACAAAAATATGACATGTCTAGATACTTTGCTGAGAGACAAAATCTTCCGCAAGCATTTATTCTATCTGATAATCCTACTAGAAATGAGTTAGAGGCATATAAACAAAGACAAAGAGAAAGAAGAGAATGGTTTAGAACAAACACTCAACCAAAATCAGCTAGTCAAATTCAACAAATTCTCAATGAAAAACAAAGAGAACTTAACGCTAGGATTATTACTCAAGCTGAATATGATAAATGGTATGACTCTGTAGTATATACAGATCCTGTTACAGGTAATCCTGTTTATATGGGGGAACTCACTGAACCAAGTAACAAGTTCTTGAACACTGCCTGGTTAGAACTATATACTGAAGACGGCAAACCAAGGAACGCAAAAGGAAAATACCACAAGTGGTTAACCGATACATACTTGGAACAACAAGAGGGTCTACCAGAAGGTCAGAAACCAGGTTTACTTTTACCATCAATCTACAAGACTAATGGTGAAAGAATGTTTGACAATCTAGGTAGAGCAATAAAAACTGGTATACAAGAGAAGTTTAATTTTATGGAGGGTGATACTCAGTTTGGTCCAGCAACTATTGCAGGTACCAAAGAAAAGTTCATCCCTGTACACTATACCTGGAGTATAAAACCAGAAGATGTGAGTTTGAACCTAATGAGATCAGTGCTTATGTTTTCAAGTATGGCTAATAACTTCAAGGCCCTAAATGACATCCACTCTGAGGTAATACTATATAAGAAGATAATAGGTGAACGTGAGATAGCTGAAGTAAATGCTCAGGGTGACCCACTATTAAATCCACTTGCAAAAAAACTTGGTATTGAAAGATATATTACTAAGGAAGGAGAAACTTATTCTGCAAAAAGAATTAATGACTTCATAGACATGATTGTCTATGGTGAGATGGATATGAGAGAAAGTGTAATTGGTTTATCTGCAACTAAACTTACTGGAACTCTAATTGGATTCTCAGCACTCACAACTATTGCAGCAGATATAATGAAAGGTATTGCCAATAACTTACAAGGTAACATACAAGTAATTATTGAAGCAGCATCTTCAGAGTACTTTAGCCTCAGAAATCTTACACGTGGTAAAGCATACTATATGAAATCTATACCAGGTTTCTTAGGAGACTTTGGTAAGTTTACTGCAGAGAGTTTGGGTGGAAAACTATTTGATCTATATGACCCAATGCAGGGTGAATATATGGATCAGTACGGTAGAATGGTAACTGCTTCTGTAGCTAACAAACTATTTAGAGTAGATACTCTATTCTTCAACCAGCACTTTGGTGAACATGAAATTCAGGTATCTAACTTATTTGCAATGTTAGATGCAAACAAAGTAATAGATAATGAGACAGGTGAAGAGATATCAGTGCTTGATGCATATGAGAAATATGGTACAGAAGAGATCTACAATAAAACAGATTTTACTGATAAGAAGAGACAGAACATAATGAATACCCTACATGCATTAAATAAAAGAATGCATGGTATCTATAATGATTTTGATAAAGCTACAGCTCAGAGATACAGCCTTGGTAAGCTTGCTTTCATGTATAGAAAGTACCTGGTTCCAGCATATAAGAGAAGATTTAAAAATCTCGGATATGATGAAGAACTAGGAGGGCAAACAGAAGGTTACTATAGAACTTTCTGGAATCTGTACTTAAAGAACCTAGTTACTCTTAAGACAGACTTAATTAAAAATTGGGCAGACATGTCTCCATTTGAAAGAGCTCAGGTTAAGAGAGTAATTGCAGAAGCTACACTTATCATTGCACTTGCAGCACTAGTAATGGTACTCAAAGCTATGGTAGATGATGATGATGATGATCTTAAAAAGAACTGGGCTTACAACTTTGTACTATATGAAGCAATCAGAATGAGGAGTGAGACTTCTCAGTATGTACCAATTTATGGTATTCGTGATGCATATAGAACAGTTAAGTCACCATCAGCAGCTACAGTTAGTATAGATAGAGCTCTTAAATTTGTAGATCAATTCTTTATTCAATCTTGGGATCCTGAAAAAGCAGTATACCAAAGAAGAACTGGAGTATGGGAAAAAGGTGATAACAAGTCCTGGGCATACTTCTTAAGATTCATGGGTATTACAGGATACACATTAAGTCCTGAAGAAGCTATCAAATCATTTGAAGGAGCACTAGCTAAATAAAAAAGGGGAGTCAATACTCCCCATCTTCTTTATTGATAAATTCTACTGCTTCATTAGCATCTTTGAACTTAATTATCTCAAACTTATTTTCATCAAAATTATATCTAACTACATATAATTTGGTGATTGCATTATGTAATACGCACTTTTTGCATATAATACACATGCCTTTATTAGATTTAATCTGATACTTTCTACGGTTAGGAGCATACTTAGATAAGGGCTTTTCTATTTTACACTCAAAGCACCTCAGAGTTTCCATCTTCTATTTTAATGAACTTACTTAAGTCTGGTCTAAAATATCCAGGCCCTTTTAAGATTTTACCATCTTCACGGAGAACAGGTTTGCCATCATCTCCTAATTTGCTCATATTGCTGGCTTGTATTTCATTAAATACATCTTCTATAATATGTTGCATACCATGCTTAAGAATAGTCCCGCATAAGATATATAACTGATCACCTAATGCATCTGCTATTTCTACTAGTGAATTTTTATAACATGCTTCTAGATACTCATCATTTTCTTCTTTCATGAGAGAGTGTCTGAGATTAAACTCATGTTCTGATAACGGCTGTGGCCACTTACCATTTTCTTGTTTGAATGCATTGTGGAATGTCTCCACTGCTTTTAGTTGTTCTTTCATAAAGTAAAGTTAAAAAAAAAGGGAGTGACTAAAAAGTCACCCCCTCTCTTTTGTGTATTATTGTTCCCTTTTCAGGATCTTAGAAGAATGCTGAGTCATCATCTTCCTCATCTGAGAAATCAAATGCAAAGTCATCTTCAGTTTCTATTTGCTGTGTTTCAAACACTAAGTGATCTTCTGGTGTAGGTTCCAATGAAACTACTACAGGTTCAATAGACTCATCAATACCATCCATGAACTCACTCTCAGCATCATGTGCTGCACAAGGACTTACCATAACTGACATCTTGGTATCTTTGTTAAGATCAATAGTGTCAAATACAGGTGCCTCAAAAGTATTACCCATAGGATCAGTATAACTTACTGTTTCCTCATATACTTGCTCTTCTGTTACTTCTTCTACCTCAGCTTCAACTTCAGCAATTTGAACTAAGAGATTAGTCTGGTTTTCAGGCTGACCATAGTTATTCAATAACGGATCAATAACTCTTTCTTCTTCTTCATGCTCAACTTCTACTTCAACCGGAACAGGCTTAGCAAAGTTATTTACACTAGAAATAAAATAGTGAAGCACTCTCTGATCCTCCATCCATGTCTTTGGATGAGAAGACTGTAGAGCAATAGTCACATAGTTATAGAAAGCCCATAGACTACTAGTATCTTCAAATACATGTGAAGGTTTGTCCATCTGAGATCTTACTGTACTAGCTTGTTCAGTTGTAAGTATCTGATATTCAGCAAACAAGATACCAAGAAGTTGAGCTTGTTTTCTCTTGTTCATCTTGATTTCTTTCATTGCATTCTTATCATGTACTAACTGATCATAATACATGTGAGCATTAGCAATCTGTTCTTTAATTGTAGCTATAGTCTCTTCATCTGCTGTGCCAGTATGTTTTCTGGCCCAGCTACCCATGTCACCACAGACCATAGTGGTGCCTGTGTGGTTCACATATGCACCAACACCGCACTTAAATCTTACTTGTTTATTGTAACTGTTTGTCCAAGCAAACATCATAGACAACTCAGGATCATTCTGATACTGAAGTCTGTATATACCTTGTGCAATATTGCCATCTGCAGTAGCTCTGTACTCTTCAGATACAATTCCAAAACCAGCAGCTGCTAGTTCTGTGTATGCATAATCAATAACTGACTCATGGCTGATTACTGTATAAGAATCTCCATGATCTGGTAGTGGCACACTAATTAAGTGAGCCTTTCCGCATTCTTTAATTTTCTTTGGCATCTTAAAATAAACTTAGTTGGTTTGTACTTGGTTCAAGGTTCTCAATTTCCTTTCTTACTTTCTCTAGGTAATACTTGAGATTAATATCATAGTCCTCAAACTCTTTCTTTTCATAATCAATCATAAGGGTCTGCATCCATTTACCGGCCTCAACTTGTATAGCCCGTAAATCTTCATTGTTCTTCTTAACAATCTTACCACCATTATTAGATACATAGTACCTGATAGTATGTTGTAAAGGAACATCCCGATACTCCCCATTTACTACTTTATGGAAATGAAATGACCAGTCTCCTTTAATCTTAACACCACCACAGTAATCAAATATATCTGTGTTAGCTTTCATAAAGTCTTCAGGGTCTGTTCCATCTACAAAATATGCATGTAAAGCTTTAGGAATAATCAAAAAGCTCTTGTTTTTATGCATGGCCAAATCTTTGTACTCAAATCTGCCCTTGCATTTAGACTTACCTTCTTCAGTAACTGCAATGTAATTATTCACATCACCAAGAACAATCTTACTATAAGTATCATGTTCTAACTGTAGATTAGTCATCTCTTCCCATCTCTTGCAAATCTCCATATACTTGTCTACATACTGTCTTGGAATCATTGTCTCAAGACCATCTGTATTTTGCATTAGTGGAATTGCACCAGGAATCTCTTCACAGATCATCTCATACAGCATTGACAAACTTAGCTGACCATTAATAGTAATCCTCATTGTAAATTCAGGATCATACAGGAAGCTATTCTCATCATTGCTTAACCCATAGGTTGAGTTTAGGATAATCTTATATACATAATTCTTAGGATCAGATTTAGGAATCTTTTTCCTTTCCTCAAAGAACCATTCATACAGACTGCAGAATTCTTCTTGTGGTAAATGTGCTGGAGCCCACTTATTTCTAATAGCCAGATTAGGATAGAAACTAGTAACGTCAGACGTCATTATTACCATATCCTCATCAGACTTATAGACCTTGCTTCTTCTAGCACCATGAATACCACCAAGACCATAATCAGTCTTTACACCTTTGTACTGTACAGAGTATTTAAAACCTCCTTTAGTTTCTCCGGTATAGATATTTACTTCTTTAAACTTCTTAAGTAGATTCTGAAATGTGGCTGTCTTAAATTCAATATAAGGTAAGATAATATCTTTAACCTTAATGACACTTCTATGAGTACGCATCTGTCTCAGATCCCACTTTCTAATTCCTGTCTGTGCACTCAGGAACATCAGGAATAACTCCTTAGAAATTCTTGGCTCAGAAGCACTGAATAGATTGATACCATACTCTTCTGTCAAGTTTCTACGTAGTTCAATCTGGCTCTTACTGAGCTGCATAATCTTCTTAGTAGACTTAACATCATTAATACAATATCTAATAATCTCTGGAATCTGTTCTGCAGTAATTGTACTAGTATGATGAATAGGCATATCAATAATGTTGTGCCAATCCATGGTATACTGAATCCACTTTAAAGAACTTCTCTTAGCATTATTATCCCAGTGATTTAGTTTAAAGACATCTATCTGGTTGATCTGTAAATCTCTAGGAGAAAAATCTAAAAACTCACCACGGTTCTGTTTGTAGATTATATCCTGTGCTTTACTATATAACCACTTAGCTATCTTATCTCCTGTGTTATGAATAACAGTATCCCTACTTCTGAGAATATACTCAGTAATCTGACTGTCAAAGCCAAGACCATTAAAACTTACATGCCACTCATCTTGTGCAATGTTCTGCTGTAAGAATTCTACAAGTTCTAGGATATCATTCTGTGATTCATGTACCACAAAGATTCTTTTTTCTTCAGACCTAATGTCTTCAAATACTGCTATGAAACAATTACTAAGAGTTTCATAGTCCATTACCCAATGTGTTCTCATGATATTAGTGTTCAGTTAAGCTGTCCCCCCGTTACCGCATAAAAAAAGGTAAACTATATATTTACCCTTTTTTACTGTTTTCACCCTTAATTAATTCACATTATGAATTGACAAAGCTAAGATAATTAAAATCTTTGTTAACCACAACTAAGTTAATCAATTCTTTAATAGATTCTACATCACTAATGTAATATTCTTGAAATACTTCAAGTTTGTGACGTTCTTGTTTCATTCCTTTTGTCCCTGTAATAGGCTGTCCATACTCATCAAGCTTAGGTAACATCTGTAAAGTATTTCTTTTTTGTTTAGAAATAACTACAAAGACTTTGCTTTCTGGATCAAAGATACATTCTACATAAGGGGAAGCCTCCGATACTGGGATGGCTCTAAAACTTGGCTTACCACTCCACTCAGAGTTAATAAGCATCATACTATTTTCCATGTTGGTTATATTTTTATACAAATTAATCTAGAATTTCTATGTTTTCCAAATCTGCGACAATAAAAATTAGGTGTTCTTTATCAAAATCTGGTTTACTGCATAGTTCACCTACACTTTCCAGCTCACTTTTATGTACACCTAATAACTCCGCATATCTTTCAAACCACTGTTCTGGATTAAGATAACTATATATGTATATGTAGTTACCACTATACTTCTCAAAAAAGTTTATTACCTTGTCTCTAGATTCTTGTGACAGTTTACTATACTTGCCATCTAAAAACTTATTCCAATCATCCCTTTTGTCAGAGAAATCAAATACAAAGATGCTCTTTTCTTTGTCTCCTCTAACATATTCAAACAGCCTATTGTGTTGTAGCAGAACTTTTTGTTCAAACTCTTGGTACTCTTTATCAGTTCTATGATGATAAACACATATAAGCTTCATATCCTCAGGGGTATATTTGTCTTCCCATGATACATAAGTATCTTCTGGAACTACACTTGTACCCCTTTTAATGTCTAAGAGCGGATATAAAAATATCTTAGACTTCTGAAAGTATTTTCTATAGATTGAATTAATTACCATAATTACAGTGTTACATTACCTAAAGCTAATTCATATGGTAGTTTATATTCTCTGTTTACATAGTGATACTTTATTCTATCTTCTATGTCCTCAAAGTCAGCTAACCACATTTCTAATGTTTCTTTGCTTACCTGGTAAGGATACACTTGGTTGTACTTATCAATTACTATGAATGTAATTACTATATTCCATTCAACAGCATCTGGAAGTGGTTTAATAAAATTCTCCCAGGCAAGCTTGTGATAAATGGCAGCCTGAATCCAATACTTATAATAACCCACAGACTCCGGGAAAGATGCAATGTCTTTACCTGTAGTCTTCAAGTCATTAATAAATAAGGTCTTGGAATCATAATCCATTACCACATTATCTAAGATACCCTTGTAGCCAAATGGTAAATGCTCCTGATTAATACTAATCATATGCTCACTAAATGTTTTTATGTGAACATCATTAGGAGTTTTATCCAATTGTAAAAGGGCTCTTACTGCTTGATTAGATTTTAGTTCTATCAAAGATTCTTTGCAGTTATTCAAAGTAACCTCATCTACTATAGTCTTATCAAGACTTTCCTTTAAGAAATCAAAGTAGGATTTATTTTCTTCTGTGAGAACTTTATCTAGTCTTTGAGCATCTGTTTTAAGAGACTGGTAGAGATTTGCTGTAACTAATTCTGAGAGTATTTCTTGAGAGTAATCATTCAAAGATAATGAATCATTTCCAACTGTACAATGGTACTTGAAAATATTATCAATAATCTTTCTCTGGCTATCCGTAGGATATTTGCCTGGCATGCTAATAAATTGTTTGTCAAAGTTGTCTGGCTCAAATAAAAGACAGTGTAGGACACGCCCTGCTACCAGGTGCGCGTCCGTACTATCTTCTTTCTGATTCAAAACATAATGACTGTAAAACATCCTAGGTGAGAACAACAGCTTATTAATGCTACTGTAGCTAAACCAGAATGGTTTCTTGTAGAATAGTTCTAGTTCATCAGAACCAGTCAATGTCAGTGGACTCATTAGTTTCTTCTATTTGATTGTTATTTGATACAGGTACTATTTCCTCAAGAATAATTTCTTCAGGTGGTGGAGGTAACTCATTAGATTCTTCTAGAACTGGTGCACTTAAATCATCCTGATCTACTTCTTCTATTTCTTCAGAAACTTCATCAAGACCTGTAGCAAACTCAAATACTGGATTCTTCTTGTCATCAAAGCTAACTTCTGCTCTATACTCAGACTCAATAACTGCTGCAACATCTGGAGTAGGAACAACACTTGCTACACTAAAGGTTGAACTTCTAGCAATGTTTGTAATAAACCAGTCAAGTCTAGATTCAAAAAGAATATTTAGCCATTCTGTAGTAAGAAGATTTAGTGAAACTAATTTCTTAGAAACATCATCTGGTTCTAGATATTCTAGATCTCTTACTCTAAGACCAAAGTAACTAACCATAGACTTGAAGTTAACATGGTTTTTAGTATTACAGTTTGCTATTCTACCACCATATTCTTCAAGTAGCATGAGTAGATATAATGCACTCTCTACATAGTTAGAGTTTGCCATAATCTCCATGGCCATGATATGATTATCTCTGTCTGAGCTCTTAAACATCTCACGCAACTGAGTATATATCTCATTGGTAATTGTTACAGCATCATCACCATTAATCATAGCAAGCAATTCAGACTCATCATAAACTACTTTGTTCTGACAGTCATCAATCAATTCTTTCCACTCATCATGTATATAATAATAGTGATTAGAACTTCCAGTAAATACACTAGTAACTACATTACTAGTTATACTAACTTTAGTACTATAATTAAAATATACATTCTGTGATTCTGAAGATTGCATAGCTGTGCGTAGATTATCTTTATAATAATCATCTACATTAACTTTATCAAGATACTCTTCAATCTTAGCAATAGGTGCTGTATAATACCAGCTACCATTTAATACTTTACCCGTAGTAGCTTTACCGGTAATTATTACATTTGCCTTATCAGAATCTCTTACTACTTTAATTCCTTGATTAAGTGCTAGGTCTTTCAGTTTGGCTCTTGGGATATTAACACCCGGCATAAGATAAATTGTATCTCCTTGTGCAGGAGTATACCCTTTACTTATTGTAAATAGTTCAAATTTTGAAGGATCTTCAAGTACATATCTTACATCTACATTGAATACTTCATCTTCTTTATCAAAAAATACTGCTCTTTTCATAATTATAAAATAAAGGGGGCTGTTACACCCCCTTAGTTATTACTGAATTGCCATCTTAACTACGTTAGTATCTTGCATAAGCTTTGCAAACTTAACTTTGTTACCATTTACAATCTCTTTGACCATATAGTATCTTAAGTCATTTGTAAAACCATCAAACTCTGTAGTTAGTTTAGCCAATCTATCAATCATAGGCTGTGGAACTCCACCTTTGTCAGCAACAGTAAGTGCATAGTTAATAACACGTGTTGCAATGACACTGGATAAGTCCGCACGGAAATCATCACCTTGTCCTACTGAAGATAGAATAGCACCCTTTACATATGCTTCATCCTTAGTAAGGATATCTTCAGGAGAAATAATCTTATCTAGTTTATTATTAATAAACATAGTAAACATGCTAGAAAAATCTGCACCTACAGAACCCTCACCAATCATTTGGATTAGTGGCAACTGTTCTTCAAACTTAGGAATAGAACTAATAGCATTAAAGAATGTAGTAATAGCTCTTGGATTTACACGTTGAGTTACAAGCTCTGGGTGCATCAACATGAAGTTAATACATCTACCATCAATACCTGCAGTCTCAGCCCACTTAGCCCATACAGCTACATCATACTTCATTTCAACAGAAATAAATCTGGTCTTCTGAGCTACGTCAAGACTAGTAACATTATAGTCACCATTGTCAGGATTTGAAGTCAAGATAACATGCCAGTTCTTAGGAAGCTTCCATGATACATATTCTTGACGGTCAAGAATCTCCATAGTAGCTTGCATAAATCTGTGGTCGGCACGAGTATAGTCATCCAAGATTAGGAAACCACCCTCACCTTTACCTTGAATCCACTCAGGAGCAGCATGAGACATTCTCTTATCAGCTACAGTATAACCTGCTTTAAGAGCACCATTTACTTGAGCTTCAGTAATCCATCTTTGTTTACCTTCTTGGTTCTTTACAAGAAATTCTTTAACAGGAAAACCAACAAGGTCACCTAACTCCTCAATCTGAGATAGATTAAGTTTTACAACATCCATTCCTAACTCTTTACCCAATTGTAAAATAGTTGAAGTCTTACCAAGACCAGCATCACCCTCAATATTGACAGCTACAGGAACTTTACCCTGAGCTTGGATGTGCTGATTATTATTTACCATGTGCTTGATAAAACTCTTTAACTCTTCTGCATTCAATTGTACTGTGTTCATAATGTTTGTTTTTATAATTCTAATTTAATTACTTGACCTGGTAGGTCTTCATTCATGCCTGATCTTTCTGACAAGACCCATAGGACTTTACCTCTTGGTCTTACAGATGTATAACATTCACCATCAGTGAAATATACCAAGCTTGTATATTTCTTTAGGTTTGCATTGTAATAATCTAGGACGGGATCAAACTCAGTCCCACCTCTTCCTAATACACTTATTTCATTCTTGCCTTTATAAGGCTCAATAGACTTAATAGAAGTATCACACTGTACTACAGTAATATCTACTCCTACCTTGTAGATATGATGAATCTCATTCATAAACTCAGCAAGCTCAGTATCACTTACTGAACCTGAAGTATCAATAGCAAGCAACATGTGTTGACGCATCTTAATCTTCAGACCTGGATTATCTTCATATCTACGGTTCTCTTTTCTTCTGATCTTCTTAGTAAATACTTTTGTACTTACTCCAGTAAATCTTCTGAGATAACCTTTCCAATCAAACTTAGGTGCAGTAAACTCCTCAACTACAATTAGACCCTCAATCTCACCTGGTACATTACCACGTTTCTTTACAGTCTGTTCTTTTGCATCTTGTAGAATCTTCTGAACTTGCTTTTCAATTAGCTTTTTCTCAGCATCAGTCATGTCATCAAACTCTTCCCATGTGCTATGATCTGGAATATCTCCACTAGCTACATTGTCAAGAAGTTTGTCCATGGCATCATTACCTGTAGTACCATTCTTATCCTTCTCATCTTGAAGACGGAGAAGCTGGTCATAGTAATATCTACAACCAGCTCTTTTATCTAGTTTGAGATCTGCATAGTCTTCAATTCTGATACCTCCTTCTGGCAGCCAAGAGTCTTCAATATACTGATTAATTTCCATATCCATAGCAACATTAGCAAGCTTTTTGTTACTAAAAGAACTAAAACTTGTAAGGTGTCCAAATGCAATATGGAGCAATTCATGTTTCAGTAAGCCCATCTTGTGCATATCACTTAAACCAGTCCAGAATTCCTCATTAATGGCTAATTGATAGTTAATATTTTGTTTGCTTACTCCTGCAGTTGGGAGATCTTTTCTCCAAACTTTATTTAACATAATGAGAAAGAACCCGTAATAGGGCTCTTTCAACATTAATTCTTTACTTATTTTACTAAGACTCTGTGCTTTGTCCATCATCTTTTATTTTTACGTTGATGTCTACTTTGTCCATTGGATACCCTATGCTTCCTAACATACTGGTTAAATCCCGGATAAAAAACTCCAGGAATGTTTCTATTACATGTTTGGCTGCTTTATTGTTAGTAATAATACCAAGCACACGTGCAGATGATAATGCTATGGCTTCATCACCAATTACATCAGCAATCCTCTGTGCAGTCATTGGAATTTCTTTCTTCCATTGTGCAAATGGTTGTCCTGAAAATTTATACAATAATACTAGCTCATTATTATCAAGTGTACTGTTCTCAATTGCATGAAATGCAACAATATGGTTCTCAGCATCACTTGATTGAAACATGTTAATCAGATTCTTTAATTCATCTCTTGTCATTAGTCTTCAATTTTTAATGTTTTAATAGCCCAGTCTTTAATTTCACCAGATGCAATCATATCTAACCATTCTTTTGCACTTGGAATATATCCATTGCAATCTTCTTTTACATGTTGTTCACCAACATATCTGGTATACACTTTTTTGTTATCAGAATTTAGCAGATAAGGCCCAAATATTTTTTCACATTCAAATATACCCTCACTGTGATGACGGAACATTCTATGTTTAGAATGACCTACCCATGCTTTAGTAGCATCAAACCATTCATGAATTTCTACATAGTCTTCTGGAATACCTCCAAACTTTCTTGCTGATGATACAGCATGCTGTTCTGGATGTGCCATTACAATGTCTTTTGAATTAAAGAACCTTCATGAAAATAACTCTCTACCTGGGTAATTCTAATATCATTGTAGATTTTATATTTACCTGAAGGAATTAAAATACATACTGAACCATAACCACCATCATTATTCCACCAATCTTCAATATCTTGGAGTAATTTGTCTTCAACAAAGTTTTCTATATCAGAAGCAAGACCTGAATCTAATTCTCTAAGATGTTTTGCATCCTGATACCATACTTCTATATCATTTATATCATCAAATGCTGCTTCTTCATCTCTATCCATTTTTTCTGTAGTGTAAACTACATTTTCAATGCAACCAGAATCACCTGATCCTTCATATTGTACCTTAATACCAGTTACTCCCAAGTCAGCTAATTTGACAAGGGTACCCATCATATTTATTTCATTCATACTATTTGATTTTGTAAAACCTGCCAAGAATATTGGCATTTAGATATTCTTCTTTTTCAAGCACTTCTCTTACAAATTGAAATTTAGTCTCATGATATGTTAACTCTGTCTTTGAGAAACATATCCTAACCATAAATCTTTTTATAGGTACTCCTGCTTTATGTGCATCCTGTAGCACTTTATTACTACTGTAATAGTTTTCATAGTTAGTTTTGCTAACAAAAGTGTATTTAGATGCTCTTTTGTCTGTCATTGCTTCAATAGCTTTCTTTCCAAGTTTCTTCTTAACTGTAGAATGAAAGTTCTTTTTACCAATATAACGGACTGCTTTACCATCAATGATTGCCTCCATTTCATAAATGAAACCTACAGCACCTTCTGGAATTTTGCTGTCATTAAATACTTCACCTTTGTATAACCAACTCATACTATCTGTTTTAGTAAATATAATAACTTATCTCTTACAGGTTCAATACCATGATCTCTGACAGAGTCTGATAAATCTTTAGACATGTCAAGTATTACATGTGGAATATTATACTTGTCCTGATATCTCTGAGCAGCCTTTATACCGGGCTCATCATTATCAAACAGTACAATAATCTTAGAATACCTTTCTCTAAGTTTATTTATAACAGATTCTCCAATCATTGTATTCTCACTGTCTGGAGCAATACATTCTATATTACCAATACCAAGCTTCTTGAAAGACATAAGGTCTTTAAGTGAAGAAACAATTAGTA